AGGAATCGGAATTAGTCAAAAAGGAAAACACGAGTCCAGATTTATTCATTTGGACACGATAAACACTGATATGCGACCTTGGGTATGGAGTTACTAGATGTCAGACAAGAAAAATAAAAGGGTAGTCCTTAAAATAAAGAAAAAACCTTTATTAAAAAGACTTGAAAAAATCTTCACTGGCAAAACAAATTTAGATGTGGCAGAAGAACAAAGACGTTTAAATCCTCCAAATACTATACCCAGAGGTAAATATAAACACCAACTTCAAAATCGTAATAAGATTTATGTAGATCCTAATACAGGAGAAGAAAGATATATTGAAGGATTGACTAAACCTCATTACTCTGAATTAGAACAATTCCCTTTTAAAGATGATCCAATATTTGCCAAAGAACAGTCTTCTCAATATATTACAGAACGAGAAAAGACAAGACAATTTATTAAGAATGTTTTAAAACAAAATAAAAAAAGTATAGAACTTCCACAGTCGGAAGGTGATCAGAAAATAAGAGAGAAGATAAATAGATTAGCTGAAGATATAAAAAGAATACAGCTTCTACCTCCTGAACCAGAAGTTCATGAACCAGGTAGTCTTCAAAACTTATCACCGACCATGAGAAATGCTTTTTTACAAATAGATGCTTTTGTAGAACAGTTAGCAATGCCTAACAAGATAGAACAACAGTTTATAAATTATAAAAAAAATCTTGATCCCGAAATTAGAAAGAAGTTAAATTTAATATCTCAACAAAACTTTCCTGATCCTAGTAAACCTAGAATTGTAAGAGGAAAAAAGGAAATAGAGTTTATTAAAAAAGAGATATATTTAGAACAAGATGTCAATACCAAACTTAAAAGAGGTTATGGAAATAAGCTTATAGTAGAAGCAAGAAAGTTAAATCCTAATTTTGATAAGATGTCTAAAAAGGATCAAAATAAATATCTTGATAATCTTCATATACAAAATACTAAAGGTGATTTAGCTAGAGAGACACAGCTATTAAAAGATAAACAACTTCAAAAGAAATATGAAACTGAAAAAAAAGTCAGTTATGATGCCAGACTCTCTAAAAAAGCAGCACTAGCAAAAGCTCATGGCCCTAGTGTTAATCAACAAATTTCTGCTGCATATGATAGAGCCTTTAGAGAGGCCGCTAAAATTAAAAATGAGAAAAGAAATACAAAAGCAGAGAAAGCTAAAATAGCAGCCGTTATTAAAAAGATAGAACAACAAAATCAGAAATCAGCAAGAGCAGAGAAGGCGGCTGGTAGACTAGGTGATAAAATGAGAAATCTTATGATTAATCTTAATAAGTATAAAAGAAATAAATGAGTAAGGTTCGTTCTAAAAAGATGCTTCCTAAGACCTTTGGAGATATTTTAGATGATTTAATGGGAATTGGAGGGCCGAGAAGTAGCAGTAGAAATAAATTAAAAATTTCTAAAAAGAAAAAGAAAGAAGAACTAAAAGATAAAGTCACACTTTCATCAAAAAATAAGAAATTATCCACTATTAAGAAACCTTTGACTTATGGAAAATAAAAAACTTAATGATTTGTACGATGCAGTAGCAGATGAGTTACTGGCTAAGATACAATCAGGTGAGGCTAGACCTGCTGACTTAGCAGTAGCAGTAAGATTCTTAAAGGATAATGATATAACTGCCTTACCTGTAAATGATAATGCTCTCCAACAACTCATGGAAAGTATGCCTTTTCCTAGTGAGAAAGATATAGCAAAAGGTAAAACCTCTTTCGATTGTTAAATTATGCCCACTCCTGATACTAAAGAACCTAGAAGTGCCGATGAAAATTGGGAATTCTTAGGAAGAGACTCAGGCCCAGGTGCATGGAAAAAAGGAAAAGTAGGAGAAAAAATTCATCCTATGCCTGAAACTCAATATGATATTTTTCATGAAAATGAATTCCCTATGAAAATTCAAGATGAAGTTATAGAGTACGAAAGAATAATGACTAACCCATTCTTTGTAAGACAAAAACTAGAAGATTGGGGGAATGGTAATTTGATAGTAAATAAGAATCATAAATTAACTTATTTTAATGGAGATCAATTCCATATTCCAATCAACTTCTACAAAGGAGTGACTCGAAAAAAAGAAGATAAATTTAGTCCATATAAAAATACTGACTATACTGAAGGATCAGGTCTATTCTTTACTACTAATCTTGATGCTGCTCATGTAGCACCTAATAATACTATACCAATTTTAGAAGATGTAGTACCTACAGAACTTCAAGTAGTGAAAAGTCAAAGACAAGATCCTGATACACCTTCTGTAGTTCAAGTTCATGCAGCACCTAAAAAAGGACTTAATTTAGTAAAGTTTAATACTAATGTCACATATGTACGAGATTCAAAAGATTATGAAAAGATAGTATCTGCTACTAAGAAAGTAATAGAAAATAATGATAAAAAACTAAATAAAGAACAGAAAGGACTCACTTTAATAGATTTTAATAGAAAGTTGTTGGAAGTAGGCACTAATGCCGAGGATTTCATGTTACGAGAAACTAACATGACAGAAGAAGGAAGAATGTTTCTTTCTAATGATCCTCATAACCTTTTACCCGGAGAGACATCCGAGAACCCAGAGGAGTCATGGAGATGGAAATTCAGACACCCTCATCGAAGATGAGAAGTTTCTATAGAAGACATAGTAGCTTTTCTTCCTTCAAGTGACTTTTCAGATGTAGCTAAAGCGGCAGGATATACAGGAGCTATTATACAATATCATCCTACAAGTCCTTTTATGGAAGAATTACCGTATGACCCGGACTCTTTTTACGAATTACTTCTATATGTATGATCGATTCAGAAATTATAACAGTTTGGACATTATTAAGTTTATTAATTTGTGGGATGATAATCCTACTTTTCTACTTTTAATTTAAATCATTGATTTTATTATAGATGTTTAATTAACTCCCCTTATAGTATAGGAGGGGTTAAACATACATCATAAGAGGAAGGTAAAATCATGAAATATATATTATTAATTATTATTATAATACTAATTACTCCTTATCATTCTTTTAGTGAAGAATATATTATTATAAGGGTATGTAAAGCTATATCAGGATGTCCTGTAAATCCTAATACAGGAGATTGTCCTACATGTACTATACAAAAAATTAAAACTAAACCTAAACCTCAATTTAAACAGGTAGTGAAGATGCAAAAGAAAAAGAAAAGAAAATACTTATCTAATTCATTATTTTTTAATTGTGAATTCTGTATAGGATACTATATTAGTAAAAGATAATATGTGTAATTGTAAAGATTGTAAATGTTCTCCTTGTAAATGTAAATAATGGATGATAAATTAAAGGACTTTCGTAACTTCCTTTTTATCTGTTGGAAACATCTACATCTCCCTGATCCTACTCCTGTACAATATGATATTGCTACATTCCTTCAAAACAAACCTAAACGTGGAGTGATAGAAGCTTTTCGTGGAGTAGGGAAGAGCTATATCACCTCTGCCTTTGTTTGTCATACCCTCCTTCTCGATCCTCAATCAAAAGTCTTAGTAGTAAGTGCTTCTAAAGTACGATCTGATGACTTCTCTACCTTTACTCAAAGACTTATCCATGAAATACCTATTCTACAACACCTTAGATCAAGAGAAGGTCAAAGACAGTCTAAGGTAGCATTCGATGTAGGGCCAGCATTAGCTTCACATGCTCCCTCAGTGAAAAGTGTAGGTATAACAGGTCAATTAGCAGGGAGTAGAGCAGATCTTATCGTAGCAGACGATGTGGAGGTTCCTAATAACTCTATGACTCAAGCTATGAGAGATAAATTAGCAGAAGCAGTAAAAGAGTTTGATGCAATACTAAAACCTGATGGATCAATTATCTATCTTGGAACTCCACAGACTGAAATGTCTTTGTACGAAACTCTACCAGATAGAGGGTACGAAGTAAGAATATGGCCTAGTAGATTTCCTACAACTGAACAAATTGTACGATATGAGAATAAATTAGCACCGTTTATACGAGATCAAGAAGGGAAAACAGGAGAACCTACTGATCCTTTAAGATTTGATCATGAAGATTTAATGGAGAGAGAACTTTCTTATGGAAGATCAGGATTTAATCTTCAGTTTCAACTTGATACTTCATTAAGCGATGCTGATAGGTATCCTCTTAAATTAAGTGATCTTATTGTAATGTCTTTAGATGGAGACAAAGCTCCTGAGAAGCCTGTGTGGTCAAGAGATCCAGATAATAAGCTTACTGACCTTCCTAATGTTGGTCTTCCTGGTGATGGTTATTTTTCTCCTCAGACAAAAATAGGAGATTGGATAGAGTATACAGGCAGTGTACTTGCTGTTGATCCAAGTGGTAGAGGTAAAGATGAAACAGGATATGCAATAGTGAAGATGTTAAATGGTATCCTGTATGTTCCTGAATGTGGAGGATTACAAGGAGGATATAAACAGGATAACTTACAAGCTCTTTCAGTTATTGCAAGACGTAATAAAGTTAATCTGGTATTAATAGAATCTAACTTTGGTGACGGAATGTTCATGGAATTGTGGAAACCTATCCTAAGTAAGATCTATAATGTAAGCATGGAAGAAGTTAGATCTAATATTCAAAAAGAAAAAAGAATAATAGATACACTTGAACCTGTGATGAATCAACATAGACTAGTTTTTGATCCACAGGTAATTGAAAAGGATTTACAGACTGTAAGAAACTATCCTAGTGAAAGTCAAGCTAAATATATGCTCTTTCACCAGATGACAAGAATTACTAAAGATAAGGGATCTATTGTTCATGATGATAGATTAGATGCTCTACAGATGGCAGTAGGCTATTGGGTAGAACAAATGGCAACTGATGCAGAAAAAGAAGTAGATGTAAGAAAAGAGAGATTAAAAGATGAAGAGTTGGAAAGATTTGTAGCTGGTGTCATAAGTAAAGAGTATCAAGAGACTCCAAATGTATGGATGGATATTTAGTAAAAAAATGTGAAGGGGTATTATCAACGTGTCCAGACCCAGGTTCCCCCATTCATTTTTTTTCGGTTTGGCTATACCTTATACCAGTATGGGGTATACCTTAAAAATGTTTTGCAAACTATACCTTATACGGGTATGGGGTATGGTGTGGCTCAACCTTTATACATTTTGATCATTTATTTTTTTGTGTCTGTTTTTCTCTCTTTATCTATGCTTTTTTTCTGGTCCTGATTCATTGCAGCTGCAAATTTAATCCCTTGCAATTGCTACCTTTAAAATTTAATCAAAATTAAACTTGACACATTTTTCTACCCATGATCTAATGATGTCAGTTTTTTAAACATTTCAAATTAAATGATTCAACGTTTAGCCGTTATCAAATTTGATCTAAGTTTAAAGAATAGCAAGCAAGCCGAAACGCATTCATACCTTTTACGGTATTGCAGAATTTGAAGCAAGCAAGCGAATAAGTAAGTATAAAGACCGTTTCAAATTGTTTACAAAGCCAGAAGTCTGCCGATCTACTCAATTTGATTCTTTATCAAAATTTGATCTTAGACAATTGAATCTGGAAGTAAAGTTTACTCTCATTTTATGAGTGTCATGATCTTTTAATTTGGAGTTTGGATTATGGCAAGAATAAAACAAGTAAAGGTTCCTGATGATTTTAATAAACGATCATCGTTAAGCCTAACTCAATTAATAGAGTTAAATATTACTGATGAGAGTCAACTCAAGGTAGCAGTGATTCCATCATTTCCAAAGGGAATTAAACCTAAAATGTCAGGTTTTTGGTCTGCCATGTCTAAACGAAAACTATTTCGTATTAGGAGAAAATAACATGGCAAAAAATAAATGTGGCAAAACAAGGGATTTAGATAAACCTTATGAAACATGGACGAGCTTTGACGGGACCTGGATTTGGAGGGTCTTGAAGAAGTATCAGACACCTGAAAATGAGGATAAAAATCCATATGCTAGGTGGTTTGTAGCAGTTAAATCACCACATACATATGGGACTTGGGAAATGGGAGATACTTATGTATCTGAAATCAAAGACGCAGGATACTGCGTAGTTCACAGTTAATCAACCTTGATCATGACATTCTTATGATGAGAGTAAACTAAATGAGCTAGTTCCTATCCTAGAGGAGTGAAAACTAGGAAGGAAACTATGAATACTACTTCAACAAAGTTTGGAAATTTTGATGGTGATAATTGGCTCACTCCATTCAACGTAATGAGGACTACGCAAGATTCAAAACCTTACGTATCCATGTCAAGAATGATTCCATTCTCAGAAGAGAACCTAGAGTTTGCCCGAAAATTGGCAACAGCTCGTTTTAAGTGTGCAAGGAAGGACATCAGAGTCCGTTGGAGAAATGCAAATGGTGGAAGGAAGCATAATCCATCACATAATATTAAAAGTGAGGCAACTCATTTTGATGTGTATTTCTCTCCTCGCAAGAAGGAGGAAACCTTAAATATTGCATATTCTACAGACATGTTTGGTCATATTATTGGCCCTGCAATTGTAGATTAAATCTAATTTTAACATTAAAGTGTTTCACTTCTCTATGATGGGAACTAGCAGAATTGAATAGGTGTGTATCAACTTGGAGAGCATAAGAGCCACGCCCACAACAAGATCGTGGAAACGAGAGCAAATCGCCTAATAGCAATGTTCACACCTATTCTTTTAATTTTCTAGGAAGGAGAAAACATGTACCAACTTCATAATCCAATGGTACGTCAGTTTTCTCAACAGTCTGCCAGAAATTTAGAATTGACAATTGCTTTTGTATTCTCTACAATTAGAGTACAGACCAGCAGATTGCCAGAGTTGATGGCAGAGTATCGCAAAAGAGGTCTTAAATCCTCTTGGATTTGGGGCAACAAGAGAGCAGGGCTTGTCTATACAAAGAAACATAGGAATTTACTGTTCATGCGAATGATGAGAATTCTAAAGGCCAAGAAGAAGGATTGTGATCTTGAATTACTCATGCTATTCTTAGAAATACCTGGATTAGGTCTGCCAAAAGCAGGATTTGTAGTCCAGTTAGTAGCAGGAAAAGCAGGATGTATGGATGTTCACAATCTAAGGAAGTATCTCCCTGACGTAGATGCTTCTGTTGGCACACCAAACTATTTTCAGACTTCTGGAAATTCAGATGCTACCAAGTTAAGGAAAGCAATTGAATATTTAGACTTGACAAAGAGTATTGGAGGTGCTAAAGTAATGTGGAATGAGTGGTGTACGGATAGAAGTAAGGATTATCCTAAACACTTCCCAACTCCATTTGATGTGAGTGCAGTCCATATGTGTATATGGAAATAACCTTAAAATAGGGAGGTTTTATTGAAAGTATTGATAGCTTGTGAATATAGTGGAAGAGTTAGAGATGCTTTCGTCAAAAAGGGCCATGATGCATGGTCTTGTGATCTACTACCAACAGATCAACCTAATGGGAATCACTATCAAGGTGATGTAGAGGACATTTTATATGAGGATTGGGACTTAATAGTAGCCCATCCACCTTGCACATACTTTGCGAATAGTGGAGTCAGTTGGTTACATCGACAGGAAGGTAGATGGAAAAAACTTGATGAGAGTGCCGACTTTTTCAACTTGTTTCTCAATCATCCGTGTAATAAGATAGCAATAGAAAATCCTGTCCCACATAAGTACGCATTGGAGAGGATTGGAAATGTTAAGTACACGCAGACGATCCAACCTTGGCAGTTTGGTCACGGAGAAACAAAGAGAACGTGTCTATGGTTAAAGAATCTTCCGATGCTTCGACCTACTGACATAGTGGAGGGTAGATTTGGCTACTGTCATAGTCTGCCACCATCACCAGATCGTTGGAAACTACGATCTACAACATATCCTGGAATTGCCGAAGCAATGGCAGACCAGTGGGGATAATATAGGAGATATATATGCATGAAATTACCATACAAGAAAAAGTTGAGTATGGTATGACAAGATTATATCCTCAGAACAAACTAGGGAAGGATTACGCTGAGAGATTAGGTAAGAAGACCTTATCTCATGGAGACTTGACCTTCATGGCAAGTATAGGTGTAAAGATTGTTCCTGTAGAACCAGTTTGGACATGTAATTTTGTCAAGTACCAACCGACAGATGAAAAGGAGTATCATGGATACTAATAAAATAGCTGATTATATTGTGGGGATGGAGTATAATAATAGATTTAATGAAATAGTCTATTTATTAGACTCTTTACTAAAATATAAAGGAGAAAAGGAATTTTATAATATATATTCAGAGATTATTGAGGATGACTAGTAGGTGGTTTATAATGTTACCAGATATATTCCACTTCTTTACAATATTTGGATTTGGTGTACTAACAGGAATATTTATGGGTATACTATTCATCCTGATGTATTGTTGGGGAGGTGGAGAGATACAAGTAAAGATGGTCAGAAAAGACGAGAGTGGTAGTTGCCGTAATGAGTCATGAGTCCACTCTTTAATGGGTAGGTATGCAAACTGGATAAGCAACCTGACTGTAAATCAGGCGTGTGCACACATTTGTTGGTTCGAATCCAACCCTGCCCACCAGAAAGGAGGAGCACATGTTTAAGTTTATGATCTTAATATTTATACTATATTCTTACATTTCATTCTATCATGAATGGAACACATTTATACTGGCACAGATAGGACAATGAAAAACGATAATGTAGTGAATCTCTTAGAACAAAAGAGATTAAAAATGAGTGAAGAAGAGCTACTAGCACATGTCCTAGATGAAATTATCAAGCAAGTCTCGGACACCATAAAAGTAGTGAAACTTCTAACTAGGAGAATAGAAAAACTTGAAGAAGAATTATGAAATTATAACCACCTTACGTTATAAAACTAAGGATAAATACAGAGGTGCTATCATTAAAATTAAATCTAGGAGGAAGGATGAAAAGAAAAACCTTGACACTACCAAGAAAACTTGATAAAATGTTTGGACAGGTAGTAGTTGACCTCAGAGGATCAAGAGGTGAAGAAAAAGACAGGGAAAAGATTCGTATGTATTCAAGTACAGACGAGAATTGGTCAGGACAACGATAGGAGAAACATGATTGAATACTTAATATGGAAACATCTCATGCTAATTGTTTTTACATGGGTAACAATTGTCCATTGGGGAGAACCTCATGGGTTTGAATGGATAACTTATTAGAAAAAATATATGGGAATACAGTATGTCGTAAGACAACATCCAGTAGATGAATATATAGATGGGTATTTCAATGAACGATCCATAATAGGAGTGTTCTTTGCAGAAAATCCATTAAATCTATATTTGATACTGAATGAAATATTGCTCCCTTCTGGTATTGCTTTTGCAGAAGTTCCTGAAGGTAGTGGCTTCGTTTTCACAGAAGAGCAAATAGAATTTCAATCAGCATTTCATCCAGAGAAAGTACAGTTTGAACAAGTAGCATTTGAATCTACAGCTATTCTAAACAAAGCATTCCAGGAAGGTCTGCCTTGGAAAATATTTGTAGAAGATTCTGACATAATCAATTGGGAGAATGTCGAAAAACCTCAACTGTTGAATTAATATGTATTTCATAACGATTATTTTATACATTGTAATGATGACTTGTTTATTATATGTGACAAGTTGTCATTGGCTAACTTTATTAATATAATAGGAAGTGCGAATGAACATATTTGAAGAGCAGAAAAAATTAGAAGACGATATGGTAGAATTCGGGATTGAGAAGTTCCGAAAGCAAGTCAGGGAGGCTAAAAGTTCTAGCTCTGAATCTACCTCTCTACACGGTATCTTATTAATGAAGCAAAGTGTAGACAGATTTTCAAGGAAGATAGACTCGTTTATTTCTGAGGCTCTCCAAGGAGGTGCAGGAAGAAAAGCACTTGCCCCACCTTTTCTTGCCATGTTAGAGAGTGAGGTATCGGCTTTTATTACATTACGTTCAGTAATGGATGGTATCTCCAAGTCTCAGAAACTTACCAACTTGGCTTTTAAGATTGGTCAAGCCTTGGAAGATCAAGTAAAATTTAATATATATCGGGAAGAGGATCGACACTACTTTGATTATTTAAAGAAACAGGTAGGTAAAAGATCAGCTTCCCGACACTATAGAAGGTACGGTCTACTGAAACATTGTAAGCATAAGATTGAAGTAGAACACACCGATACATGGACAGTCACAGAGAGAATCCAGGTGGGTTTAAAGGCAGTAGACTTACTGGTACGTTCAACTGGTCTAGTGAAAGTAGTAACAATGACTAAGGGAAGGAAGAAAAAAGAATTGACATTACTTCCTACCGATGCTACGCTAGATTGGATAGAAAAAATAAATAGTAAAGGAGAAATTCTTAGTCCTGCATATTCACCAATGGTCAGTACACCGATTAATTGGTCTTCTCCTTACAGTGGAGGGTACTTAACACACAGAGTACCATTTATAAAGACTAGTAATAAGAATATTGCAAGTGAATTATCTCATCACGATTTAAGTCAGGAGTACAGCTCAGTCAATGCTTTACAGAGTACCAAGTGGTGTGTAAACAAAAAAGTATTAAACACTATGAAGAAAGCATGGGAGTTGAATTGGACAGCAGGATCAATGCCTGACAGGACGGAAGCTACTGTTCCACCATGTCCAGCTCCAAAAGGTATGAAGAAAAAGGATATGGACGAGGAGATGTATAAGCAATTCATAGATTGGAAAACTGTAGCATCAGAGTGTTATGCGGAGAATGTAAGAAGAAAGTCAAAGATTCTACAGTTTATGAGGACAATATCTATGGCAGAAAAATTTTCTAAGTATGAAGGTCTATATTTTCCATATCAAGTGGATTTCAGAGGAAGAAAATATACTGTATCTTCCTTTCTCACTCCACAGGGAACTGAGTATGCCAAGGCTTTACTTACTTTTGCTAATGCTTTACCTATAGAAAACCAGGATCAGGCAAATTGGTTAGCTATTCATGGTGCTAACTGTGCAGGAGTAGATAAACTTACCTTGGATGAAAGAATAGAATGGGTAGAAGAGAATACAGAGCACATTATTAACTCTGCTCAGTACGAATTAGACTGTGGATTCTGGAAACAGGTAGCTGATCCTTGGTTATTCTTAGCATTCTGTTATGAATGGGCAGGATTTAAGAAAGAAGGATTTGGTTATAAATCTAGTCTACCTGTAGCATTAGATGGCAGTAACAATGGTTTACAACACTATTCAGCAATGTTGAGGTGTAAAATTGGTGGAAAAGCCACAAACTTAATGGATAAAAAAGAGCCACAAGATATATACCAAGATGTTGCTGATTGTGTTCTCAGAGATGTAAGGAAAGAGATGGAAGCAGGAGATGAGATGGCAGAGAAATGGCTTAACTCCGGCTTGATAAATAGAAAGATGACTAAACGACCTGTTATGGTAGTACCGTATGGAGGTACACGTTTTAGTTGTAGAAGTTATGTAGAAGAATATGTGAGAGATTCGATTTATGATGGAGCAGATTGGCCTTGGGATAAGAACTTACCATTGTACATTCCTGTCAACTGGATTACAAGTAAAGTTTGGAATGCGATTACAGAAGTAGTAGTGAGTGCTAGAGAGGCAATGGATTGGATAAGAAAAGTTTCCAGTATAGTAAGTAAACAAGATTATCCTTTAATCTGGTGGGTTCCTTCAGGAATGGTGGTACATCAACAGTATAAGGATGTCACTAAGAAAAAGATATTCACTCACATAGATGGTGTACTTATTAAACCTACAGTACAAGTAGAGGATGATACAGGTATAGATAATAGAAGAGCAGTAAATGGTTCAGCACCTAACTTAGTGCATTCTTTAGATGCTTGTGCTTTGACGTTCACTGTGAATATGTGTGTTGAGGAAGGAGTCGAATCATTTCAAATGATACATGACTCATATGGTACACATGCTACCAACACTCCTAAACTAGCACAGATATTAAGAAAAGCGTTTGTTAAACTTTACCAGGATTTTGATCCTCTACAAGAATTTAAACAAGCGGCTTTGGAGGTTGTAGATCAAGTACCAAGACCACCAAAGAGAGGAGAGTTAGATATTACAGAAGTACTTGATTCTAAATACTTTTTCTGTTAAAAGTTAATTAACTCCCCTTATAGTATTTGAGTTGAATGAAACTTAAATATTAAACTAATAATAATTCATTTAAGGAGAATAAAAATGGATAGAGTTGTATCACCGAGAGGAAAAGTTACATGGGTTTACGTTGATCGTCCTAACACCAGATTTTCTGATGAGGGAGAGTATCAATTAGCTTTTACTATCCCTCGTAAAGATGCTAAGAAGTTCATGGCTCAGATTGATGAGTGGATGGAACTTTCTCAGAATGAGTCGGGTGCTAAGAAATTAGCTAATCCACCATACAAGGAGGATGGAAATGATGTCCTTTTCAAATTCAAACAAAAGCCTTTCTTCAAAGGTAAGAATGGAGAGAAAAGGAAAGTCACCATTCGACTGATTGATTCTAAACTTAATCCTTGCAACGTCTCAATTGGAAGAGGTTCAGAAGTGAAAGTATCATTTCGACCTGTAGCATGGACAGTTCAAGGAGGTGCAGGAATCACTATGTACATGGACGCAGTTCAAATCATTAACTTGATTCCATACAATCCTGTCTCTGATATGGGATTTGAGGAAGAAGAAGGGTTTGAAGATGCTTCTGACGCTACTTCAACAGATTTCCAAGAAGAGGTTGAAGACTTCTAAAGGTTTTCGGAATCAGTTTGAAGAAAAGTTAGCTTCCTTCCTAGAGGAAAAGCGTGTGGCCTATGAGTACGAAACACTTGTACTAGGTTACACGCTGGAAGGAAAATACAAACCTGATTTTATATTACCTAATGGTATTATAATTGAAGCTAAAGGATTTTTTAGAACGTCTGCTCAACGTGCTTTGAAGGCAGTTAGAAAGGCACATCCTGATCTTGATATACGATTAGTCTTTTATGATCAATACAAAAAAGTACAAGGATCTAACCTAAGATGTTACGAATGGGCAGTTAAATATAAATTTCAATTTGCAAACAAAGAGATCCCTGAAGAATGGATAAAATAATTAGGAAAGATACAAAATATATTATTATTCATTGTAGTGATACAGAACCTAGCAAAAACTTAAATACAGAAGAATTAAATAAAATACATAGACAGAAGGGATTCTTAAATATAAAGTATCATTTCATCATAAAAAGAGATGGAACTGTGGAGACAGGAAGAGAAGTAGATGAGGTAGGTACACATACAGAAGAATTTAATGAAGAATCAGTATCCATTTGTCTGATTGGAGGAGTTGCTCCTGATCAGGACGTAGAACCTAGATTAAATTACACTTCAAGACAATGGGACACGTTAAAAACTACTATAAAATCTTTACGCTTATTATATCCAGGTGCTCACGTACTAGGATTTAATGACGTAGAGGAAAATAAAATAAGTCCATATTTTGATGTACAAGCATGGTTTGATTTTTAAAAAGGGGAAGGATGGGAAAAGGGATAAAAAATAGAGGTGTTCAAGTTCATAAAGTTAAAACTAAATACAATAGGAAGGATAACATGAAGATCGTATCAGAAGAAATGGAACAGGATAGGGAAATGGAAGAAACCTATACTTTCCGTCAAAGAAGAATTAGTTTTAATCCACCTAAATGTGAAGACGTAAGGATGGAGTTTGAAGCTAATGAATTACCAGAATTATTAGATCAATTTCTGGAATTTGTAGTCGCAAGTGGTTACACTTATATCGGTAGTATTACTGCACATTCTAAATTGACTGAGAAGATATGGACAACTACAGAAGAGAAGGAGTAGAGGAAGAGTCTACTTGTGTTTCACATGTTCCTTGTCCTCGTTGTGGATCAAACGATAACCTTGCGATCTATAGTGATGGACATGGATTTTGTTTCAGTCCGGGCTGTGGCTATCAACAGGCCGAATATTCTAGTGAAAAATTTACAGAGAGGAAGGAAAAAATGAAAATGGACTTTGTATCTGGTGAAAAATTACCGCTTCAGAAACGGTGTATCACCCAAGATACTGTTAATAAATGGGATTATCAAACAGGAACTTTTAAAGGAAAGAAAGTTCAGATTGCTAACTACAGAGCTAATGGTTCGGGAGAAATAGTAGCACAGAAACTAAGATTTCCTAATAAAGATTTCTTGTTCATTGGTGATACTAAAAACGCTAACCTGTATGGTAAAAATCTTTTCTCAAAAGGGAAGATGATAGTAGTAACTGAGGGAGAACTCGATGCCATGTCAGTCTCTCAGGCCCAAGGAAATAAGTGGCCAGTAGTCTCAGTGTCTACTGGTGCAGGAGGAGCTAAGAAGTGTCTCCAAAAAGAGATAGAATACTTAGAAGGATTTGATTCTGTAATCCTCATGTTCGATCAGGACGAGGCAGGAAAGAAAGCCATAGAGGAGTGTGTTCCTTTATTTTCACCAGGAAAAGTTAAGATCGCACACCTTCCCTTGAAAGACGCAAGCGAAATGTTAAAAGAGGGTAAGGATAGTGAGATTATTAATGCAATATGGAACGCTCAGATATGGAGGCCGGATGGTATCGTAGATGGGAGAGATTTATGGCATTTAATATCCTCTGAAGATACTGTAGAATCCTTTCCTTACCCTTTCTCTGGTCTCAATAATATGACACAGGGAATTAGAAGGGGAGAAATAGTAACCATTACAGCAGGAAGTGGAGTAGGTAAGTCACAAGTATGTAGAGAAATAGGTTACTCTCTTATGTTACAAGGACATAAGTTAGGTTATCTTGCCTTGGAAGAGAATAACAAGAGAACTGCTTTAGGATTTATAGGTCTATATTTAAACAAACCTATTCATCTACAGAATATAGAATGTACTACTGAAGAATTAAAGGACGGATTTGATAATGTCCTAAGTACAGGAAACTTATTTCTATATGATCATTGGGGAAGTGTAGAACCAGAACATCTTTTCAACAAGATAAGGTACTTGGTACGAGGAATGGAATGTGATTGTATAATACTTGATCATATCAGCATTGTAATATCAGGACTTACGAGTGGAGGAGATGAACGTAGAATGTTAGACTTTGTTATGACTAAATTACGAAGTTTGGTAGAGGAATTACAATGTGCCTTGATACTTGTCTCCCATTTACGCAGACCAAGTGGAGACAGAGGACATGAAGAAGGAGTTCAAACTTCACTCAATCAATTACGTGGTACACATGGAATCGCTCAACTATCTGATATTGTTATAGGTTGTGAAAGAAACCAACAGAGTGAGGAGAATCCTAACCATACTACAGTCAGAATTCTGAAGAATAGATGGACAGGAGAGACAGGTGTGTGTAACACTTTAGAATACTCTAAAGATTCTGGAAGAATGGAAGAAGTTTCCCAGGAAAATTTATTTCAAGAAGAGGAAGAAGAAAACAAGGACTTTTAATAGGGAGGAAACAAAATGGAAGAGATAGTTTTAGATATTGAGACAGACGGACTGTTAGATACAGTTACGAAAGTACATTTATTGGTATATCGTAACTTAACTACAGGAGATTTAACAGTAGCAGATTCAAATGAGTCTATATCTAAGGCATTAGAGACTTTACAAGATAAAAAGATCGTAGGACATAACATCTTAGGTTTTGATTTAATAGTTTTAAAGAATCTCTATGGATTTTCTGTACCTATAGATCAAATAATGGATACTCTAATCCTTTCTCGTTTAATATATCCTAATATACGAGAAGAAGATTCCAAACTTAGAAAGATTGAAGCTAAATTATGGGGAAGTCACTCATTAAAAGCATGGGGAGAGAGACTAGGTTCATTTAAAGGAACTTACAATCAGCAAGAGAATGCTTTTGAGGAACTCACACCTGAAATGAGGGACTACTGTATAAATGATGTACATCTTACGGAAAGTTTGTATGAATTCTTCCGACCTGATATACCATCAAAAAGTTCAGCAAAATTAGAGCATGAAATTACAAATATTTGTTTGAGACAAGAAGAACGAGGGTTCTCATTTGATGAACAGAAAGCTTCAGAGTTATATGTAGAACTCTCAGAGAAAAGAAGTAAACTTTCACACAAATTAGGTGAGGTTTTCGGATCATGGATTGTAGATGAGGGACTGAGAAAGAATGGTACTTATTCAAAGATAAATATTGTAAATTTTAATCCTAATTCTCGTAAACATATTGCAAAAAGATTACAGGAATTAAGAGGATGGACTCCTACAATTTTTACTCCATCAGGAGAACCTAAGATTGATGAGAAAGTTTTAAATAAATTAAAATATCCCGAAGCTAAATTGATGTCTGAATATTTTATGTTAAATAAACGGATAGCACAATTAGCAGAAGGAAACCAGGCATGGATGAAACTCTGTAAAAAAGGGAGGTTACATGGAAAAGTCAACACGATGGGAGCACAGACTTCACGGTGCTCTCACTCGCACCCAAACATCGCTCAAGTTCCGAATCTTAACGCACCCTATGGGAAGGAATGTAGAAATTTATTTAAAGCAGATACAGAAATGGATTTATTGGGAATTGATGTATCTAGTTTGGAGTTGCGGTGTCTATCACATTATCTTGCTAGGTATGATGATGGTAAGTATGGGAAAATACTACTTGAATCAGATATTCATACTGCCAATCAAAGATCTGCTGGACTTGCCACGAGGGATCAAGCAAAAACTTTCATATATGGGTTTCTGTACGGAGCAGGGAATGAAAAGATTGGGCAAATCGTTGGAAAAGGTAAAGCGGAAGGTGCTAAATTAAAGAAAGAATTTTTAAGTAAGATTCCTGCTTTAAGACAATTGAGAGACGCAGTACAAAAGAAAGCAGAGAAAGGTTTTATAACTGGTCTGGATGGAAGGAAGGTTCCAGTACGTTCCAACCATGCGGCACTCAATACATTACTTCAATCAGCAGGAGCTATCATCTGTAAAAGATGGATCGTAGAAATGCATTCACTTCTTAAAGAAGAATTTAAAGAAGGTGAGGACTACGCTCAAGTGGCTTTTGTTCATGATGAAGTACAACTTACAGTAAAGAGGGAGTATGGTACAAGAATCGGAGAACTTGGAGTCAAAGCAATCTCCATTACAGGAGAGAAGTATGGACTCCGAATTCCTCTTACAGGAGAATTCAAGACAGGTACGAGTTGGGCAGACACACATTAATTCTACAGCATTTGGTATGGCAGGAGAAGAACTTGTTAGGTATCTTCTTCATATGTGGAATTATCCTATGTTCTTACCTTTAGATCCGTCATCACCTTTCGATTTGTTAGTGAAAGGTGAAAGAAATTGGGTGACGATTCAAATAAAACATTCCACCGGAGAGAAGTTCCCATTAAAACGAGAGAAAAGATTAAAAGATTCAAGGACTTATAAGGTATATCAAAAAGGAGACTTCGATTACTTATTTGTATGTAAATTTCCATATGTTTATATTGTTCCTTGGAACCACATGAAAGTAATTTCGTATTTTAAATTTAGTAGTTATGAAAACTATCGGTATGATCTTAGAGATCAAAAGACATACGATAATAGAGTAATTTTATTTTAGAAAAAGGAAGGTAAAAATGACACAGTTATTAATTGATGGAGACATATTTGTTTACAAAGCTACTCGACTTTCTGAAAGGGAAACTAATTGGGGAGGAGACTCATGGACTTTGCATTCCGATATGGCTGAAGTAAAGACTATTATTGATGATCAGATTTGGAAAGTTTTAAATGGAACAAATGCTGATAAGGTACTTCTTTGTTTTAGTGATACCAAAAACTATAGGAAGAAAATAAATCCTGAATATAAAAGTCATAGAAAGGGAGGAAGAAAACCTATGTGTTTCCGTCAAGCATTGGAATATTGCAAGACCGAATACAAAAGCCTGTCCTATGATTGGTTAGAGGCAGATGATGTGATAGGAATTCTAGCTACTAAACCTTCTAAGGGTAAGAAAATAATTGTGAGTGAAGATAAGGACTTACTTACAATTCCTGGAAAGCATTGGGATTTTAAAAAAGAAAAGGTATTTAACTGGTCAGAAGAACAGGCTAACTATCAATTCTTCTATCAGACTTTAATAGGTGACTCCACTGATAATTACAAAGGCTGTCAAGGAGTAGGCCCAATATCTGCCGGAAAAATTTTGGACGGAAATACAGACTCGGTTTTAGATATGTGGGAGGCAGTGAGAGAAGCTTATTTGAAATCAGGGCAGACAGAAGAAGATGTCATAAAGAATGCTAGGATGGCAAGAATTTTAAGACATGGAGAGTTCGATACGACTACAAAACAAGTAGTGTTATGGACTCCAAAAGGGAAAGCAGAAACCTTTGATGCTAATCCTGAAGAAGAGATGGAAGAAATACAATTAACTAAACATATGTCAGTAAAAGAGAAGAAAAAAATAGTTCATGAACCTAATTTATGGAGGGCAGAGTGACAAATTATGATTATTCTTTTGGGAGAGATGACCAAGAAAATATGAAGAAACTTCAAGCGAGAAACAATATAGAAGATACATCTATTACATCTCGACTTGAAAAAGAGGAGGTAACAAATCCTAAACATTATGATCAGGTAGGATTTGGTATTCAACCTTTGGAATATATTATGGCAAATGAATTAGATTTCTTGGAAGGAAATATTATTAAATATGTCTCACGTTATCCTCACAAAGGAGGAGTAAATGATTTATTAAAGGCAAGA